CCACTTTCTAGAGTCACTTTTGTTTGCCGGGCGTCGTGCCTTGGGTAGAGGGAGGTGCATGAATGCAGACTGATTTGCTCGTGAATGACCGCAACGCCAAGAAAGACTTGGCTCTCGTCTCGCAGGCCGTCCGCCGGTTCGGTTCTCGCCTCAAAGAGGTTGGGCCGGAGATCGTTGACCGGCTGATGACGATCATGCAGAAGACGAAAGTTCAGACGCTGACGAAGGATGGAATCGTTGTCGAAGTCGAATCGCTGGCCGATGAACATGCCATGCAGGCGGCGGCGATCTTGCAGCGGGCGATTGCTCTTGACCAGAAAGAGGATCATCACGTTGACCGGATGAACTCACCGGCATCGTTTCAGATGAACATCCTGAACCAAGTCAACGGGGGTACTGTTGCCGCACCTAAGCCCGACCGAGTTACAGCAGCTACGCTCGCTGAGCGAGTCCGAGCTTCTCGACTATCTGGGCCAACTTCCTGACGATGTTCTGGATGAGATCGTCTGCGAGATTGACGGCGTCGGGGTGGCCAATTTTGCGGAGACTCGATCGGCTCGCAATGCGGCGGCGATCAACGCGAAGACGGCGATTGCACAGGAGATCGGACCGCTTCCGCCTGTCGCCAATCCCGAGCGGCGGGCCAAGTGTGCCGCATCGAATCTGACGTTCTCGGAGATTTACTTTCCCCGGACGTTCTTCATGGGCTGGGCACCGTATCAGCGAGACATGATGGACCGCTTTCAAGAGGTGGTGCTGAGTGGCGGGAAGAAGTGCCGGGCGGTGAAACGTGGCGGGCTGAAGTCGACTTGTGCGAGGGCGTCCACTGTCTGGGCGGCGGTCAATGGTCACTCTCGATTCCCGGTTCTCGTGGGTGCGACGGATGATAAGGCGAACGAACATCGGGAAAACTTCTTCGCGTTGCTGGCGTCCTCAGATTTGCTGATCGCCGATTACCCCGAGTTGCTCCCGCTGTTGATGAAGTGGCGTCAACCGAAGCGGCAATTCCGTCTCAACGGGCGTCTGCTGAACGTGCATCCGAAAGACGACCGGGGCCGGATCGTGTTCGCCGATATCCATGAATCCCCGTCGTGCGAGGTGCATATCGCTCCCTACTCAGTCAACGCGACGGACGTTAGCGGGCTGTCGTACGTGAATCGATTCGGCGAGACGGTTCGGCCTGACTTGCTGGTATTCGATGACGTTCAGACACCTCAGTCCGCGAATTCCCCGTTGATGACCGAAGGACTCGAACAGCGGATCGATAAGACCTTCGGCGGTCTGTTCGCTCTTGGATCAGTTCCCCGCGAGATCATGGTCTGCACGGTTCGGAGGAAGGATTGTCTTACGGAAAGGTATCTCGACCGCAAGAAGCATCCCGACTGGGACGGGCGGCTGTATCCCAGCGTAATCCGGATGCCGGATCGCATGGACCTCTGGGAGCAATACCGGGCGATCCTGCACACAGGCGAGACTCCCGAAGTTGGCAAGGCGGCGGGCCAGCGGTTCTACTTGGAGAATCAAGCCGCGATGGATGCTGGGTCGAAAGTCGCATGGGAACGCGACAAACAGGAGGGCGAGATCACGGCACTCCAATCGCTGATGACAGTCTGGGCACTCGACAACGAATACTTCCGGTGCGAGATTCAGCAAGAGGGCATTGCTGCGGCGAACACGAGCGGAATTAAACTGGACGCTCAGACCCTGCTCGGTCGGCTGTCGCGGGTGAATCGCGGCGACATTCCACCGGGGGCGAGTTACACGACGGCGTTCATCGACTCGTCCGACCAAGTTCTCTGGTGGATGGTCTGCTCTTGGGCGAAGGACTTCAGCGGCTGGATCGTCGACTACGGCACTTGGCCACATCAAGGGCGGGAGGTTTTCTACAAGTCGGACCTTGCCCACAAGATCAGTGGGCTGATTCCGGGGGCTTCGTGGGAAGAATGTTTCGTCCTCGCTCATCAGCAACTGGAATCGCTCTTGTTCGCAAGATGGCCGGGAATCGATCTACTCCTGAAAGACTGGGCAGACGGACAGCACAAGCCGCGAATCGAATCACAGGTCATGCAGTCAGCAGACCGGCACCGTATCCGCCCGTACAAGGGGGCTTACGTAAAGCCGGGCCGCAAGCCGGTTCACGAGTGGGGCGACCAGTACAAAGACCGCAACACACGCTCCCAGTGGGTTGAGCGGCGATCCGAAACGCCGGTCCATGTCCAGGCCAACGCCAACGTCTGGCGGTCACACGTCGCACGCCGGTTGCTCACGACGGCGGGGGCTCCGTCCTCGCTGTTGCTGCCGGGAACTGCGGAGATTGAGAACCGCTTGCTGGTTGAGCATCTCACGAGCGAACAGCCGAAGGAAATTGCCTACGACGGAACGCCTGGCGTTGCGTGGGAGATGATCCCCGGACGGGACAATGACTGGTGGGATTGCCTCGTGGGGAACTCTGTCGCCGCATCCATGCTGGGCTGCACGCTCACAGGCGAACAACCGACCAAGCCGCGAAAGTCATTCCATGGGGGGGCTCCACGTGGCCGATAAAGTCTTCAACGGCGGTCAGGGGATTCTCTGCCCGAAATGCGGGGCGAGTCTGAATCGAGTGTCTCACACTCGCACGGGGCCGGGGTTCATCCATCGCGAGCGTCACTGCCCGAATCCGGAATGTCGATACGTTCACCGGACATCTGAGCGGATTATCCGGACGGAAGAGAAGCGGACGTTTTCCGATCCGTGCTGAAACGGATTCGATCGAGATGATCCCACAGGCTTGGTCCTGTCCTGTCGCCAATCTCCGAGAACATGGCGATCAGTTCCAGCCCCTCTTCCTCTGAGATTCGCTCGGCTCGCCGGAATCCGTTGGCCCGCTGATTGCGACCCACTGAATCTACAATCATGAAGCGAACATTCGGCCAGCGACTGACCTCGGAGGGTCGCAGGGATCGCCGTCGTGATACTTCGTCGCAAGAACATAATCGCCTGTCTGCGGTTCGTTCATCTCGCACTACTCCCAATAGGTCAACCAGAGTTCCGCGTCGTAATCGTAACCTCGAAAGTGGTCCAAAAGTAGACTCAGTGAATAGTCTCGATTATTCACGGGCCACTGAATAATCGGTGAATAATCCGTAAACCGTTACCATTGTGGCACTAATGCCAAACCGCGATTGAGTGTTTCCCAAAATCGGGCAAACTCGCGGGCATGTCAGACCTCAGCGACAAAATCGCGATTGACGCGGAGAAAGCGGCTACCGTCACGAATGACGGCGTGACCGTTGGGCGTCGGTCTTTGTCCGATCAGATTCTGGCGGACAAGTACCTGCGATCCGTGGCCGTAGCTGATGCTACCGACCCGCTCGCCGCGTTCTGGTCTCGGCAATCCAAGTGCGTTCCTCCGGGGGGGCACTGATGGCACGCCGTAAGAAGTCACGACCGGCCAAGAGTCCGTCGATGGTTCGGGCGAAGTTCGACGTTGCTCAGACGACCAGCGAGAACCGCAACCACTGGGTGAACGCGGACAATCTGTCAGCACGGGCGGCACTGTCTCCCGCTGTTCGGCGAGTCGTTCGGGCACGCTCACGGTATGAGGCTGAGAATAACTCTTGGTACGCGGGCATCCTGAATACCGCCGCAAACCACGTCATCGGCAACGGTCCTCGGCTGGCAGTTTCGACGGCCAATATCGAGGGAAACGCTCGGCTTGAAAGGGCGTGGCGACAATGGGCGAGGCGTGTCGATCTTGCCGACCAACTGCGGATCATGTTCGTGAGCTACTGGAAGGACGGCGAGGTTTTTGCCTTGCGGTCATTCAACGCTCGCAACGGCGTACCGACAGACCTAAAGACACTCGAAGCGGACCAGATTACCACGCCTTTCTCAGGTTCTGCTATCGCGGACCGGTTCATCGATGACGGCGTGAAGTTTGACAGCGACACGAACGAACTGAGCTTCTACACGCTCCGGAGCCATCCGGGTGGCATGGCATCTGCCGCATCAGATAAAGGCGAATGGGTCGGAGCGGATCGCATGCTCCACCTGTTCAGAGCCGAGCGACCGGGCCAGACTCGCGGGATTCCTCGGGTGACTCCCGCACTTCAGCAACTGCCGATCATGCGTCGGCAGGAGCTTGCCACGCTCTACAGTGCCGAGAATGTCGCGAACTTCAGCATGTATCTAAGGACGAATGTCCCGGTATCTGCTCAGGAAAGCACGGAAGCATTTGCCGAACGCGAGATGGCTCGCAACATGCTCACGACTCTCCCGGAAGGCTGGGAGATCGGCCAGATTGAGCCGAAGCAACCGGGGCCGCAATATGAGATGTTCCAGCGGCAATGCCTGATGAGCTTTGGGCGTTGTACAAACATGCCTTACGCGTTGCTCGCGGGCACCGGTAAGGACAGCAACTTCAGCAGCATGAAGGGCGACATTCGGCAACTCTGGGAGCCGGAGGTTGTCGTTGAACAGAACCGCCTTGAGGTCATGATCGTTGACCGGCTGTTCCAGTGGTTTCTCGAAGATTGCGTCTATCACGCTGCAGATGTTCTCGCAGGAATGCCGCCCATCGGTGACATCGACTATTCGTGGACGTGGCCACCAGTTCCGGATGTTGATCCCATCGACACGGCGAATGCGGCGGTGCTGCGAATCACGAATGGCATTAGTTCACCGAGCCGCGAGCTTGCCAGGATGAATGTCGACTACGAAACGCTTGCCGCACGGTCGGCGGCTGACTTCGGCGTGGATGTTCCCACGATGAAGGCCGCTTGGTTCTCGAAGCACTTCCCGGCTGTCGTCGCTCCTCCGGCGATTGGCGGGCCACAACAAGCCGCCGCCGCATTGCCCCAAGGCGAATACACGGAACTCGGTCAGCGGGCGTTCTCGAACAACCAGAAGCGTATCAGCAAGACACTCGCTCAGTACGCTGCCCGCGAAGTCAGCCGTACGTTCGCAGAGACAACACTCGAATCCATCGGCATGGCTCCGGACCGCATTCAACGGCTGTTGGACGATGCGGAAGGCGGGACCATTGACGAGCCAATCGATGAGGTGACAGCATGAAGAAACTGCTGTTCCTCAATGCTCCGATTAGTCTCAAAGCCGCCGCAGGGAAGCCGCGACGGTTCTCAATTCTGGCCTACTCTGGCGGGAAGCTTCCGGTTGATGGGTTTCCAGTTCCGGTGGTTGTCGATCTTGCGGGACTCGAAGCCAGCAGATCAGTGCCGATCATTCTCGACCACGAAGCAACAACTGATAACACGCTGGGCGGAACAGATTCAATCGTCAATAACGGTCGCTCGCTCATGCTCGCTGGTCCGGTGACCGGTAAAAGTAAGAGGGTGAGAGACGTTATTGACGCGGCGGACGGCGGCCAGCAGTGGCAGGCCAGCATCGGGGCGATGGTCCTCGATGCAATCGAAATCGCGGCGGGTGAAGTGGTGGCAGTAAACGGCCAGCAATTCGCCGGACCGGTGATAGTGGCACGGCGGGCGGTCCTCCGTGAAACGTCAGTCCTCCCAATGGGAGCGGACTCGACAACTTCGGTAAATCTCGCGGCACGAGCGGCGAGACTTTTGAAAGGATCGGCTGTGCCAACTTTTGAAGAATGGGCAGCGTCGAAGGGCTTCGATGTGGCGACTCTCACGCCGGATCAGCTCGCAGTAATCACCATGGCCTATGAGGCCGAACAGACGGAACCGGTTGAAGCGGCACCGGCCACGCCTGCACCTGCTCCAGTGGCTCCGGCCCCTGCTGCGGTTGTCGCCGCCGGAGCAAAGTCAATGGACATCGCCGCCCATCTGAACCGCATGAACGAAGAGGCTTCGGCCAATCTAATTCGGCACAACACGATCATGGTCAAGGCATCGGGACATCCGATGATTGCCGCCAAGGCAATCAAGGAAAACTGGTCCGTCGACAAGGTCGAACTGGAGGTCATGAAGGCCAACCAGATTCAGGCCACCGGGGCACGCGTCACGAGCTTCAAGACTGGGAACAACGCGGTTGCCAGCGAGCAAATGCCGTTGGTTCTCGAAGCGGCCTTGTGCGTCAGTCGCGGTCAGAAGTCTGTCGAAAAGGACTTCAAGCCGGAGATTCTCGAAGCCGCACACGCTCTCTACCGTGGCCGGATCGGCATTCAGCAGGTGCTGCTGCAAGCCGCTGCCGAGAACGGGATGATTGTCGGACCGGGCGAGCGGATCAACACGGGCAATCTGCGGGAAGTCCTGCGGGCGTCCTGCATGGTCCGAGCTGGTCACTTCTCTACCGCATCCACGCCTGGCATCCTGTCCAACGTGGCAAACAAGGAACTCCGCAACGGGTTCGAAGAAGAGGAGAACGTCTGGCGTGAGATCGCGGCCATCAAGTCGGTCAGCGACTTCAAGACAGTGACGAGTTACCGACTCCTCGACAACATGGAGTACGAGCAACTTGGTCCGACTGGCCACATCGCCCACGGAGCCATCGGCGAAGAGAGCTACACCCGCTCGGCGAAGACCTACGCGAAGATGTTCGCCCTCACTCGTGAGATGATTATCAACGATGATCTTGGGGCGTTCGACGACATCCGTACTCGCCTCGGTCGCGGTGCCGCTCGCAAGCTAAATCGTGTGGTGTGGACCACGTTCCTCAGTAATGCGGGCACGTTCTGGACTACGGCTCGGACCAACTACATCGAAGGGGCGACGAGCAATCTCGGCCTCGATGGTGTCGGTCTCGGTCTCGGCGTCACCGCGTTTCGTTCGCGAAAATCGCCGCCCATTACTGGGCAGCCAGAAACATCGCGAATGCGGCTTGGTGGCAGTCCGACGAAGCTGCTCGTGCCGCCGGAACTGGAACACATCGCAAACACGCTCTACGCCGCGAGCAACATCAACGCGGTCAAGGCGAGCGATGCGAACATCCACGTCAACAAGTACCGGCCTATCGTGGCTCCCGAACTGTCGGATTCGTCCTTCTCGGGCTACTCGACCACGGCATGGTATCTGTTCAATGACATGATGGCTCCGGTTGACGTGTCGTTCCTGAACGGCCAGCAGACGCCGACCATCGATTCGGCTGACGCGGACTTCGACCAACTGGGCATCCAGTTCCGGGGTTATCACGACTTCGGTGCCGATCAGTCGGAATACCTCGCGGGCATCAAGTCCAAGGGTGCCGCATAAGCGGACTGAGTCTCGCCGGGCAGAGTGTTTCTGCCCGGCCTCTTCTCGCAAATTCTCTGGAGAATTCCAATGGCTCAGACGCCAGCAAGTCATCACAAGGGTGACGACTACATCGATTACACTCCCGCATCCGCAGTCACGGGCGGAGCGGTAATCGTCATCGGGCCTCTCGTGTGCATCGCTGACAACGACATTGCCGCCAACACTCTTGGGGCACTGTCGATCAGGGGCGTGAAGCGGGTTCCGAAGACGACCGCCGCATGGACTGTTGGCCTGCCGGTTCACTGGGACGCAACCGGCACGCCGGACTCTGGTGATGCCAGTTCCGGTGCCGCGAATCAGTTGGGCGTCGGGGTCTACATGGGACTCGCGACTGCTGCCGCCGGATCGGGTGACGACTTCGGATATGTGCGACTCAACTCCGAGTCGAATCTTCTCGCCGTCGCCGCGATCACAGCCGCCGGTTCCACCGCCTCCGATGCTGCTCAGCTCTCGCAAGGGTTGAACGTCGTCACGGGTGCAGACGGAACCAAGGGCGTGATTCTGCCAGTCGCAGTGCCGGGGCTAGTTGTCCACGTCAAGGGCGTCACGGCTGGCGTTCTCAAGGTCTATCCGAAGACCAGTTCGACGATCAACGCTCTGTCGGCGAGTGCCGCGATTAGCCTCGCGTCGGGTGCAACGCCAGCGATCTTTATCGCCAGTTCCGCAACGCAGTGGTACACGTTCCCGCTCCTGCCGAGCTAAGCCATGGCCACTGACTTCGATGCCGATATCTCGGACGCTGTTGACGACCTGCTCACGGAAGCGGGCGAGTCGGCAACGTACGTCCGGGGTGCCGAGACTACGACCATGACGCTGCGGAAGTCGACACTGATTCCGCAGATCATGGACACGGGGAACGGATCGGTTATCGAAGTTCGGCCAGTCGACTTCATCGGGAAGGCAATCGCATTTCCGTACGCTAATCCGCTGTCCGGTGATCGGATCATCCACGGCGGTGAAGCGTTCGAAGTTGTCTCGCCGGTGAGTGAAAAGGCCTACCGAATAATCAGTGGTCCGATGATCCGAATCCACACGCAGAAGGTCGCTAACTGATGGCGGTGACAATCGCACCGAGTACGGAAGCCATGTCCGCTCTGGTCCAACGGATCAACAGCGGAGAGGCTTACGAACTGCCATGTGTTGCCACTTACTCGGAAGAGATCATCGACGGCATGGAGGACATCGAAGGCTTGCGGGTCGATGTGGTCAGCGAGTCTGAGACGCAACTCTCAGAGACGTGCGACATCGAAGACCGGACAAGCCACCTGATCAGAATCTGGGTTCGTCGCAAGATGGACACCATGACGCCGGACCAGTCGCAGACCGACCGCACGAAGCTACTGACTCGCCAGATTTTCCAACGCGTCAACCAGTGGGATTCCGCCGATCAACGCGTGAAGGTCTGGGAATGCGAGATGGGGCAAAAGGAAGTGCCTGATAAGACGATGCTTCGGACTCGCCGGACGTTCGTGGCGTCGATCCTCTTGCGGGTGGAAGTCGAGGCATCCTGATGGCTCGCAAAGTTCTCTCGGGTGTCGCAGAGGTCGAGAAGGCACTCAAGCATCTGTCCGACAAGGGGGCAGACGCCGTCGCCAAAGCGGCCATCCGGGGGCAACTGTCTGTTGCGAAGAAAGAGATTCGCAAGGATGCACCAGTCGGACCAACTGGCAATCTCAAGGCGGGCGTAAATTCGCGGCTGGACAACAAGGGCAAACGCGGAACTGTCCGGGCGAAAGTCGGCTTGAACGTCGGTAAGCAAAAAGGCACACGAACGATTCGCGGGCCGCATGCTCACCTTGTGGCACTCGGAACAAAGACTCGATACCGGCAGACCATCGGCGGCAAGTTCGCTTTCATCAAGCATCCGACTCGAGAGCAACTGACGACCGGCCACATGACAGCGAATCCGTTCGTTCGTGATGCGGTCGGACGGTCTCAATCACAGATGCTCGCGATGGCTCGCAAGCGGGCGGCGAAAGCGTTGGCACGGGCTGAACTGCGGGCGAAGAAGCAACAACGATCCAACTGAAAGGCAGTCGACATGGCGACCAAGTGGAAGGCAAAGGGCTGCTCAGTCCTGATCGACATCAGCAGCGTTTACACGGCAATTCCCTCGCTGGAAGACTTCAGCGTTGATGGGGAAGAGGCCGAGACGTTCGAGGTTAAGACTCTCGACCAAACGCGGTACTGGGAGCGAGTCGGCAACGGCTATTCCGCTCCGCCGTCTATCGCGGTGAACTACTTCTATGACCCGACGAACGCGGTTCACACGCTGATGGAAACGCTCAAGGGCACTGGGGCGACAACCAACGTCAAGACGACCTATTCTGACTCCGGACCGCTGTCCGTGATCTACTCTTGCACCGGATTCTCTGGCACCAAGAGCGGTGCGGCGGGCGACGGCGTCAAGGCTTCCTACACCTTCTCAACCAGTGGAGCGCCAACGTAATGCGAGCAATCCTTAATCTCGACTGTGGATGCAATCCCAGCAACGCTCCCGAATACTTGAAGGCGTCGATTCGCTGGAAAGATGTTCGAGGCAAGAAGGAACCGTACTACCCAAAGGGCACGGCGTTCGAGGGCGAGCAAGCCGTCTTCCTTTGCCAGACCGGCCAAGCCTCGCCAGCGGACGAGGAAACGGCCAAAGAAGTCAACATGCCGCCAGAAGTCGCCAAGGCCGTCGCGTTGAAATACGAGATGGCCGACCGTGGGATTCTGCCAGCTCATCACGACCTTTACGCCGCTGGCGTCATGGTCGGGTACAACGATGACGGCACGCTGAAACCCGGTCCAAACGGGGCGGCGTATCAAGAGGCACTTGAGGAAGAGGAGGACGCGTGAGTCTGTTCAAAAGCATCAAGGCACGGGCCGCGAAACCTGTCGAGATCGACGGCATCGGAACGATTCACTTGCGAGAGATTACTTGCGGGGAAGGCGAGCGGATTCGGATCGCCCGTGAAAGTCAGTCTCACAACTGGCTGACGATGGCATTCATTCTTGTCGATTCGGCTGGCGTCCCGTTGATTCCAGCCGTCGAAGGGGAGTCTGATTCCACACTCGCAGACCGTGCCAAGGCCGAATGCTCGGACCTCACGCCAAGTCAGATTGAGGCTATCGCCACCGCGTACGAACAGGCGATGAAACCGCCGTCAGCGGAGCGGCTAGCAAAAAAATAAGGAGGGACGTGGAAGCTCAGTTCGCGATGGAGCTTGCTCGTTCCGTGGGGCGTCTTGATTGGTGGAAGATTCGCGACGAACACACGCCGTACCAGTGGGCCGTGCAACAGACCGCTTACCGGCTCGGCATGTTCGGCGAGCGGCGGGCTGACATTCGATCCGCAGTCAGCACAGCATCGATCAAGGCGTCATGGGCCAGCGAGATCACGGAAGAGCAGTTCGCGGAACTTGTCAGCAAACTGGCGAACTACTTCGACGGCGAACGCGATGAGATCGAAGTTGACCACGAGGCACTAGCGAAAGTCAGGGGGCGAGATGGCAATCGGTGACATCGTCGCAAATCTGGCGATTAACGCGGACCCGTGGAAGCGAGGCCTGAGCGAGGGCGAGCGATCACTTGGCGACTTCGTGACGGCGGGAATCGCAGGACTCGGAGCGTTGGCGGCTGGTTATGCAATCGTCACGACGGCCATCGATAAAGTGTCGGCTAGTATGGAAGTGGCTCGCGAATCAGCGAAAGTCACGGCACGATTCAACGCGGTCATTGAGGCCACCGGCAACGCTGCTGGAATGACCGCAAAACAGTACGACAAGCTAACGGATTCCGTGTCCCGTTATGCCGCCGTCGCAGGCAAGGACACGACGAACGCACTCGCAACGCTGGTACGGTTTCAGGACATCCAAGGGGCACAGTTAGAACGTGCCTTGCCGCTTGTGGCCGATCTTTCTGCCGCGATGGGCATGGACTTGGCCGGAGCGGCGGCAAAGCTCGGCGAGGCGCTCACGACCCCAGCGGAAGAGTTCACAAAGCTTGAGGACGTTGTCGGCAAGTTCACTGATGCCGAAAAACAGGCACTCAAGTCGATGGTAGACACTGGCAACATGGCCGGCGCCCAGAACATGCTGATGGACAAGCTCGCGGGGGCTGTTGGTGGTGCAGCCGGAAAGATGGCCACGCCGTTTGACAAGCTTGGGGCATTGCTTGGCGAGTTGAGCGTTTCGGTCGGCACTGTCGCGAATGCGTTCTTCGACAAACTGCTGACCGAAGAAATGATGGGGCGACTTTCGCAGATGGTCGAGTCGGTCGCGTCGATGGCTCCGTTGTTCGCTGACATCGGGGCTGGCGTGTCGATGATTACCGACCCCATTGTGCGGCTGATTGCGGCGATCACGAGCGGCATCTCATCAATCGCCACGCTCGCGGAAAACGTCCTGCAATACCTTTCGGACATCGGGGCACGATTTGAGGTGTCGGCCAATGGTGCCATCGTATTCAAGGACGTGAAGGCCAATGGCAACGCGGGACTGAAGGACGCCGACTTGTGGAACGTCATCGAAGGGGATGCCGCCAAGTTCGCAAACATCAACCAAGAGGCACTTCGCGACAACATGAAGGACATGCCGTTTCCGGAGATCGCACTCGACCGACCGTTGAAGTCGATCTTTGAAGACGAAATCCGGGCCGCGTTTGCAAAGAACAACCCGATTGCGACTGACGAGCAACTGGCCGCAATTGGCCGGGCGTCGGGGCTGGATAGCGTGCTGCGTTTGGGTGGTGCGGAAGAACAGAAGATGGACGGAAAGACGCAGTTTGCTGGAGCCATGGAGATGGGATCGGCGGCGGCATATTCCGCGATTGTTCAGGCAATGGGAGCAACGGGAGATTCGCGGAAGTTCGACACGATGATTACCGAGCTGAAAAACATCAACAAGAACATCAAGGATAAAGGCGTCACTCAGAACGAGGCTATTTTTGTGGGGGACATCGCTTAAATGGCTGTCATCAACAAGGGCATTGAGTCGGAATCAGTCTCGCAAGACGGCAACGGAATCTTCTCGGCAACGATCACATGGAAGCTTGTGGCGACGGCCAATGAGACATCGTATCTAGTTGGCTCCGATTCCACGCTGCCAGCGATTGGCCGATTGCATCCGGCAATTCCCGATTGCTGGTGTACGAATCTGACCTGCACAATGACCGAGCCGAAAACCGGCTTTACGGCGGTCGCGTCATACAGCAGCAAGAAGGAAATCACAGAAGACCCGCTTGCCGAACCGCCCGAAGTCAATTGGGACACCGAGCAATTCCAAGAGCCGGTTGTGATCGACGAGGACGGGGAAGCGGTCCTGAACTCTGCGGGCGACCCGTACGACCCGCCCGTAATGAAGGACGATTCCCGCTGGTATTGCGAGGTCACGGCGAATGTCGAATCGGTTCCCGCATGGGTGCTGACCTATCGGGACTCGGTGAATGAGGAAGCGTTCGTGATCGACGGCATTCCGGTTGAGATCGGGCAGGCCAAGATTCAGAAACTGAAGATCAGCACTCGCAAGGTACGGAATGGGACCGGCTATCGGGTGGTGCTGTATCACCTGCATTTCAAGGAAGACGGCTGGCACGCGAAGCCGTTGGATGCGGGTTTCCGTCGCAAATACAACGCGACAGACCGCGAACTCATCACCATGACGAACGACGCGGGCGAGCAGGAATACCCGGTCGCTCCCGTTCCTCTGGACGGCAGCGGCGTTGAGCTACTCGACCCGACGCCAGCCACTGCCGTGTATGGCGATCACACAATCTACAAGGTCAAGCCGTTTTCCGTTCTTCCCGGCGTGCAAGTCTAAGGATCCAACATGGCAAACGAAATCAGCATCACTATCGGCATCAGCCGCAAGAGTTCCGGAGTCGTCGTGCATTCGCTGCCGACACGAACGCGGACCATCGATCAGACGACCAAGCGTTCCGTTGCCATCACCAAGGCAGTCGGAACGTCGGAAGAGTCTATCGACTTCTCCACACTCGACATCGCCACCAACGGGCAGCTATTGCTGATTAACCGGGACGCCACGAACTACGTGGAATGGGGCACGACTTCGACCGACTATCCCGGCAAGATTGAGGCGGGCGGACAAGCGGGGCCATTCCAGTTGAATGCCGGAAAGACTCTGTACCTCAAGGCCAACACTGCGTCATGCGACGTGGATATCATCATGTACGCGAGGTGATCTATGTCGCGGGAAATGCGATTCGGCGAAGATGCCGGAAACGAGATCATCAAGACCGTTCGCGAGACAAATCGCCGGATGCGGAATGCGGAGCCGTATCGCGGGCGTTGGTTCAACCGGACACAACCGAACGCGGGAGCCGGTGCCGCCGATTGCTGTTGCTGCCCAGAACCTCACGTCAAAGTCCGTGCATGCTGCAACTGCCTTCCGCCGATTGCCTGTGTTGTCTCGCTCGGTGAGGACGCGGAGTCTGATTCGGACGATCTTACAACGCTGCTGGAACTTGACACTCCGACCGCATGTTATGCGGGAACGGTTCGCTGCCTCAGTGGCACAGAGATTGAGTTGTCCGTCTGTGTGCGAACGAACACGACGACCGGGGCTTGTCAGTTCTACGTGACGGGTTGCGGTGATCCTCAGTGGATCGATATTCCATGCTCATTGTTCAAAGACATCGACTCCACAACTGAAACCGGGCAGTTTCTCGCAGAGATCACGATCCCCGTCACCTGCACGAATTGCACGGAGTCACTGAAGATGCGATTCCCGCGTCTGATTCCGTGCGAAGTTTGCTCAACCTGTGATGCATTGCCGTTCCGATTGTGCGTGACAGTGACTCACTACACTCTTGCAGCGGACCAGTTTGCAGGATCGTTCGAACTCATCTGGGACAAGGATTCCCGCAAGTGGGTTATCGAGGACAGCGTAGCGGCGACATTCGGTTATGACACGACGACTTGGCTCCACGGCATCGAGGTTTTCCCGGAGCCTAACGGGTGCAAATTGATTGTGATCGTCAACAGTGATGACGTTGTCGATCAGATCGAAGAGTACACCATCGACCCTGAAGAATGCTGGTCATGGGAGCATGTCTTTGAGGTCGCGTTGACTACTCCAGTGGGGTCAACGCCGGAGGAATGGCGTATTCGACCTATGGTTTGTCAGTCGACTTGTGAGGAGCAAGTCGAGTGCTTCTCAGAGCACCCATGCCTGACCGACACCACAACGCTCTATCTGACCGTCGTGCCTGATGCGGAGTGTGACCTTGCCGTAGCTACTGCCGCAGCGGATAACGTGGCCGGGCGATGGTCGTGGGAACTCGCCGGTGATCCGGGGTCATCCTCGATCTCTATTGAGTGCCGTCGCGGTTACGACAGCGGCGGGATGTTCGTGCCCGACGCCGGAGCGGGGTTCATGCTTGTTCTAGTCGAGTCAGGATGCCAAGCAACCGAAACGGTCTACCTGATTCCGGGAGCTTGTGTCGACGGCGATTTCGTGGTTGACACGCCGATCAATATCGATTCGTCGCTATGCTGCACTGGATCAGGATTCCCCGGATTCTCCGTCTCGATTACGTCAGTCGCTCCATGATAGAACCAGAATTCTCATGCAAGTGTGAACGACCTGCAACGGGCACGGCCTTCAAGTGTCCTTACCGTGGCCGAATCATCACGCCGGGGCTGTGGGATCGCTGCGTTGTCCACCAGCAAGCTGAAGCGGGGGCGTGTGGCGAGCCAGCGAGGAAGACACGACCACAGCCAGGCGGGCCGGGCACGACACTCAAGGCCATCATCGCGGGCTTCGGATCAATGACCGGGCTGGACGGGTGCGGGTGCGGAACGCTCGCCGGGCAAATGGACCGAGGCGGGGCGAAGTGGTGTCATGAAAACTACGACACGATCATAACCAAACTGGTTAAGTCACGGGCCATGCTGACGGCGGCACTCAGGCAGAGAGGTGGAATCTATTCCACGGCAGGATCGTCTATCGATCATCTGCCCGACGCAGCATTGAGAATTGGAGCGGCGGCACTGTTGG